TAGTGACTTTATATTTTCTTGATCATCATCATTAAAACTAATGAACCCATAATCTTCACCAAAAAACATTATGACTTCATCAACACCTTCTTCATTTTTTAAACTAACTAATGAGCATGAAATTGTTTTATTCTTTTCCATAGATTTTTCTCCTTTCAATAAAAGCTACTTCTCCACCTTCTAGAACTGACTGAGCTATAAAGTTCCATTTTAAAGGTTCTTTTCTATTTCTAATTTCGTATAATACATTTTCAAAAGGATTTCCTTCGTAAACATAAAAATCTCTATCATCATTATCATATTGCATATATACTGATTGATAAGGTAACGATCTAACTCCAATATTTGCATCATGAGTAACAATTATGTAACTCTTTCCTTGCTTTACTAATTTTTTCAACTGCGGAAGAATCTTGTTGCTCACATATTCATGCCCCAAACCTACAGTTGGTTCATCTAAAATAAATATTTCATAATCTTGAAGAATTATATTATTTAATGCTAACATGTGCTTTTCACCCTTAGATGGTTCATATAAGGTTACAAGATCTGCAAGGACAGTCGAATTTTTTCTGCCAATCAAACAATTAATATTGACAATTTTATAATCTTCAAGTAATCCTTTAAGGATTGATAACTCTTGTGTAAAAGTGGTTTTAAATGATGAAAGAAAGGTTGAATTAACACTATCAATTATTTTGTTTACTTTAACTTTTCCAAAATCACCTGAATATGTAATTTCTTTTATAGTCTTAGGATTAACTATGATTTCCTTTCTAAGAAATATTTCACCCTTAAACTCAATTTCCCCTAGTTTGGATTTCTCAAACACATTATCTAATTCGAAAAAATTCTTTATTCTTTCCACTTTTTCAATTACATTTTTTCTATTAGTATAGAAGTCATAAAATCCTACTGTTTCTGGTTTTGAAATAATCTGTTTTTTTTCTAGGACAGCACGTTTCATTATGTCAATTGTTTTCCTCAATAATTTTTTTGAATATACCTGAACGAACAAATCATCGACAGATAGTTTAAATTCAAATAGAGCAGCCATGTATACTTTTTCTAATTGCTCCTTTGATTCTATTTTTATTTTTCCATCTAATTCTATTTTTTCATAAATATCTTTTAGACTATGAAACTCTATATATGACTCAATAAAGCCTAAATATTTAGAATCGTCAATAAGTTCTTCGAATGTCATATTTATAAATGAGAATTTATCGGATAATTCTTTTGCTGTAGTTTTTTCTCCCCAATCAAAATATTTTTTTATACTTGTTGGATTAGATTGCTGCCAATCTTTAATGTAATTAATCTCACTGCTTAAATTAGATGTGATAAACTTGTTATATTCATTACCATTAAACTCAATACCAATAGAGTCCTCATACTGTATACTACTTTTTTCCGAATTAAAATATTTTACTTTTTTATCTTCATTCACATTTAAATATTTATATATTTCTTCAGCTAAAATGGATTTTCCTGTTCCTTTACCACCAAATAAAATATTAATGTCTTTATAAAAGGTGAAATCACGATTCCAGAAACTCGCAATTTTAACTTTAAAATTATCCTGATCTGCTAATAGTTTGTTGACAATTCTTTTATCTTTAGTCGCAAGTAATCTAAACGATTCAAAATCTTCCACCTTGAGTCTTAATTCGGGTATTTTTTCAATTGGATATTTGTTCCAATCAGTCACATCAGATCCAATAATAGAGCGCATATTATGATCCAAAAATATCCCCATTGAAGTTATATTAGTTGGCTCGAGAAACACCAGATCATCAGATGACAAAATCTCAAGTAAATTCTCAATTTCGCTATCGTAGAATTTCTTAGTTTTGTCATGATAATGCACTATATATACAACATGGGAAGAATTGAATACACCTTTAAGTTCTTTCAAGTCAATACAAACATCATCAGGTTTTACATCTTTTAGCAAAGTGGATACATTAGCTTCAAACTCATCAACGTGCTTAGGGGATGAGACTATTATCATATGCCTTTCCCCACTTCCTGCGTCTACTGTTAACTCAATTCCTGGCCATAATTGAGCTACGTCAGAAACAGCATTTTTAAGTTCTTCATATCTTTTTGGTAGAAATTCGTTGTGATTCGTAATAGCAATAATTTCAATGTTGTTTTCAGTAATCACTTCTCTAAATTTACTTGTAGAACAAAACCTATTTATGTCCCCTTGAACTGAATTATCAGTGTGACAATGTAAATCAATTTTCATTTTTTGCTCCTTTCGTTTTTTATACATCATTTCGGAAATTCTTAAAAAATCGACTAAAAGTGAATATCTAGAATATGTACTATTGTAGCATCTGATAAATAGCATCTTTTGAGAATCATCATATATACCAGAGCTCTCACAATAAGAAATGCTGCTATTTCATTCTTCTCATAGTTTAGAATGCTTCCATGAGCATTTTTGTTTCTTGCTCTAGCGAAATTGATTCCTATGTCGGTATTGCTCATTTCGTGAAAATAGTTTCTTTTCACTTTTTCCTTTATTCGAGCGAGCACTTTATCGTTTATGTCTAAACTCTTTGATATTTTAATCTCTAACGACTTATCATAGTTCTCAACTAAATTTGTAAATGATTTCGATAATTTTCTTATTTCAGCATTTACCCCCTTATTCTCTTCATCTATAGACACTAGAACATCAATAAGTCTTTTTTTTATCTCGCAAATGTTTGTATCAAAATTACTTATACGCGACAGGTTATACTCATATTCAAAACTTGATGCTGTAAAAACGTATTTGTGCGGTGTCAAATATTTGTGATCTTCTGTGGATTCTGGTAGATGATACATATTGATTTTTAATTCATCCATGATTACTAAAAATTTATCTATGTTATCAATTATGTAATCATATCTAATACATTCTCCTAAATTTATTTTAGAATCGATAGACTCTTTATTACTTAAGGGAATGTATGAGGAAAAAACAGTTGGTTCAGATTTTTCGGTATTAACCACAGTAATATCATCAAATGAAATCTCTTGTCTATTAAATATAAATTGAAAAATCGAATGGATAATTTTGAACCATCTACTTACTTCTACTATTGGTCTCTTATTCTCGAATACCAATTCTATATAAGCATTTAAATCTAAAATGTTATTTGTTTCTTTATTGGATATTTTTACTTCTATTGATAAAACAAACTCGATTCTTGTACCTTCAAGTTCTATAGTCCGCTTTATTGTATATTCATCAAACATTTTAATTTTGATAATTTTTCTTCCATCTTCATCCAAACGATAAATTGTTGTAAAAGGATCGTGGTCAATAGCGGTTATAGGTGGATAGAATTTATTAACAACATCACCTTTAAATCTTATTGAGTCAAATTCTTTATAAAACGAATTCATTGTCTTCGGAATTAAAACATTTTGACAGTAACCAAAATACTCGTTCTCGAAAAAATCTCGTTGCACTAGCTTAACATTATAGAAATATATATCTCCTCCTAATGTAGTTTTCCCATTCAGATAATCAAATTCGTACTTATCAAAAAAACTTAAATGCATATCTTCCTCAGGTTCTAAAATGTAAGATTTTTTCGTCAGAAAAATTTTTTCCCCATCAAAAAAGAAGGTAAAAATACCGTTTAATTTTTCTATTGATATATTTCCACTCAGTTGCATATTCCCCTCCAAAAAAAGAAAAACCAAAAGATAAATTGCTCTCTCTTGGTGTAGTTAGTCATATTATAACATAATTGAACTACGATTCTATCAAAAAGTATATTATAATTTCTATACAAATTTTTAATACTAGTATACTAAACTTGTTAACTAATCAGTTAAACTATAATGGTGTAACTTGAAATTTTGGACATGCTATATTGTTTTGAACAAAATTAGAACAGATATTTTAAACTAGATTTGTATCCATATAATCAATTTAGAAATATATTTTATTTGTCGTTTGCTTGATTTTTCTTACCATATAATATTGAGTAAAAAAGAGCCTACTTTTATACTAATAAAATTTGATGAATTATGATAATTAAATGAATAAAAGCAATTGAACAAAAACATGTTTAACTACATTAGAACATTTGTTATTAGCAATTTTCAAAAAGTGAAGAGCAAAATAATCGATACAATTGAAAAAACTATCATTAATCCAGAAAAAACATAATAGACAAAGATAGACATGTCTGAGTCAATCATGTCTGCTTTGCTTTCAATGGTCTTATCATCCCATTTTTTCTTGAAAATCCAGTTTATTAATCTTAATAACTTATTCTTTTTTGGAACTGTTGCAACAATCAATAAAGTGGTTAGATTTAATAGAATTGCAGTGAAAAGGTTTAACCCCATTGCCTGATTTTCTATGTCACTTCCTGTACCTGATGGAAAGAGCTCAATTTGCATAAAGACAATCATCCCCAAAAATAATGGTATAAAATACATGTTTAATCTTCTAACATTTTTTATATTGATCATAAACGTTTCATCTCCTTTGATGCTTGTTTACCACTAATATTAGGATTAGTTACAATCTCCGTTAAAAAACTTGATTTCTCTATGCTTAGAATTGTTGAGTCAAGTAATTTTTGTACAGAATTAGTTATTTCAGTACTGAAAGTCTTTGATATATCCAAAAGCTCGTTTTGAAGTTCATTTTTTAAGTCATCTAGACTTTTGGTTGGTTCTATCTTTTTTGTGTAATCTCTAGTCAATTGTTTAAATTTTAATCCAAAAAATTCGAATACTTTTAATAATAACTCATTGTTTTTTTCGTTATCTTTCTCATCAGCAGCATGAATGAAATCTTCGTTTTCTGCGTACTGAGACTTTATGAATTTTTGAAATGTTAAACCAATTGTGTTAATTTCATTAATTATTCTGTCTTTTTCTTTACTTGCATCAGCCATATATTTTACCTCTCTTTGTATATAAAAAAAATAGCATGAAAAATGCTATTCTTCTTTATCCATAAATAATTTAGAAATATTCATAATTGGTAATGTATATGGAGGTACATTTCCATTCATCGTTACTGTCGATAAAAGAGTTCTAAGAAATGGAAACAAAATTGCTGTAGAACTATTGACAGCGATTTTATTTGATACCTCATCTTCCCAGTTATTCAACTCAAAAGTTGCAGAAATCGTTACTTCAGCATAAAAAGGGATTGGCTCTTTAATAACATCCTTAGAAATAATCACACTTAAGACTATCTTATATTTCTTTTCATCAACTATCACAACATCTCTCTTAAATTCAGGTTGAATATTAATCTTACCTGATTTGAATTGGTACTGTTCGTTAAGCTGAAAAGATGTCTTAAGGACCTGATAACTCAACAGTTTCATTTCGCTAATGCCCGTCATATCCGTAACCTCCATTTGTTGTTATAGTAACATATGGTTTATTATAACAAGGTTCTTTAAACTCATAATCAATTGAAGGGACATCCTGTTTGAAGAATTTACTTTGAATCTTTGAAATTTCACTTTCTGTTAGTGTATGTTTTTTGATTGTCCAAAGTAAAATAAAATTGTTTTCTTCCCTTAACAATCTTAAAAAACTATCGTGGGTGCTATCTTGAATAGAACCATTTTCATATCTTGTAATTGTTTTTAACCCGAATCCGAGTATTTTCGAAAATGTAGCTTGTGATAATCCATACTTCTGTCTGATTTCGATAATCTCTCTTGATGTGAGTAAATTATTCTTCTTCTTATATTCATCAAAGAGAATAATATCGTTTTCGATTTCATTTGCTTTGTCATAAATTTCATTTCCACAGTACGCACATTTTAGAATAGTAATTCTAGCACTTACATTTGTCTCTTTAATCTTATACTCTCTTACATCATTCGACACTACTACTTCATGGCTTGCTTCACAACTTCCACAGTATTTTTTCATTTTAAACCCTCCTAATAAGTGAAATCTAAATATAGTCTATATGACAACTTAAACACTTCACAATACTATTGCCTTCTACAATTTGAACTTCTTTTAATTTGATATATAACTCGTGACCTCGATAAGTGTGCTTAAACATCCACAACATACCGAGTCTTGATGGATCTCTATCTTTTTCTGGACCACTATAATAATCATCTATAGATAGGTTTCTAACCATATCTTCTTGATCATATGTTGTCATACCAATAAGGAATCTAGTCTGGCGATTTTTTTCTGTTGGAACAAAGTCAATAAAATCTGCATACTTAACACTATGCAAAAATAGTTTTATCTCAGAATGATCAGCCATATTATACCTCCTTTTTGGTATCATATGATACTATTATACACTTGAATTTGTATTTAGGCAACAAAGAGTGAATATTTTTACATATTATTTTGAAATGTACAAAACGTCAGAGCATCATATTCAAAAAAGCATAATCCAAATGAGAGTTAGTTATCATGCTTAGTTACTATATTTCGTCTCTTTTAAAGTAAGCTTGTTTCTTACCATGTAAAAATTTAAACATTGACATTCAAACGAAAAAAACGTTTGAGCTTGATAAAATAGTCTATTTTCACCTATTTCATCGAGTTTCATGCATAAACTACTCAATGAAGTTAAGCAATCTAAATTATCATGTTTCTAGAAAAACCTATATTTTTAGTTTCCTGTTGTTATCTCTATTAAGCCATGAAGTAACTATTCTTTGGGGTATAATAAGTATTGAATTGGACATTCCACCAAAAAGCGTTAAAAAAGACAAGAATTCATCTTGTCTCTTATGAAAATCTTAATTTTTCATGTCTAGGGTGACACACGCTTCATACCAACATACATAAGACAGACAGTCACACCTTGAGGGTCAGCGTGTTTTGGCACATCTTGGGGAAAAAGTCAAGTCAATTATGTCATTTTGCGTCTTTATAATGAGCACAAGTCCATGTAAGAGATGCATAAGAAAATACACCCATTTCATAAGGATGACACAGGAAGTGTATCCTTAAAATCTCATTTACTATGTTCAACAGTAAGGATTTCTTTGTTTCATAAAGGCAAAACTTTTGTCAAGACTGCAACATATTTACGTTTTTGGTCACACAGCATTTTCTATGCCAATTCACAATATTCCATCTACAGAGGATTTGAATATATCTATACTTCTGATAGAATAAAGTGAACGAAAGGAATCAAATCAATGAACACACATAAAATATTACAAACATCACTATCTTTATTAATCCCAAACACTCTCTATGATTCAAGAACTTTATATGAAAGATATTATAAGGATATCGTTTCAGAAGTTAACTATTTTAAAATGATCAGTCGCTTCATAGAATCTAACTTCTTAAAAAGTTTTTCTAAAGGAGTTTTCTATTTACCAAAAGTAGGTAAAAATGGTATTATTCCTCTTTCACCACTTGCGATTAAATCCCTTGTGATTCCATCAAATGAATATGGTTGTGAAATCGGTGAAGTTTTATATTATCAACTCAAACTCACCTATCAAAAACCAAAAACATACCGTTATTACACGAGTAATCTTACAGAACATAAAAAAACATATGGCATCGCTACATTTCACCGACTTGATGTTCATTTTGATGGTTTGACAACCTTGCACATTCAATTCATGGATGTTTTATGTAACTATGATAAAATCATTCACATCAATAAGGATCAATTTTTGATGGTTGCTCAATTTTTTTGCAAACAATTTAATCAAGATGTCTTTTTATTACTTCATAAATTAATAGGGTATCAAAAGAAAGACATTGCATTTCTGTCTCAAGTCTTAGATTACTTTGGTGTAGAGCATACATTATCAACATTATTATCAAATAGATCTTCATACAAAATTCCTGTATGGAAGTAAAAACGCGAAAACTAGATTATACTCGTTTCGCGTTCTGTCCATAAGTCATTTTAAATTGAAATACTAAAATCTGAATTTGCGAATCGTTCTTAGATATGGTCTCTGAGGTTCTTTTGGCTTAAAGAAAAATTGTGTCTCTGATTTCGATAGTTTAGAAACTTCCATTTTCAACTCCAAAAGTTCCATTGTGCATATTAAATCAGATGCTTGGAATAACTTATAATCTATTGGATAAACCTTTTTAAACGTTACATTGTTTAGAGAGTAATTAAATATCGTGTTCAACACTCTAGTGATTTCATTTTGACCATTATCATAGTATAGTACTATTTCATTAAACTCATTAAAAAATTCTAATTTTTCTTCGATAAAGATTCTTAAATCTTTTGCCATTTTCGCTTCTAAATCAAGTTTATCCTTGAAATTCTTTTTCTGATATGAAAAAGTTCTATAATTTATTTGGCATCTTCTAGTAAACTCATACATTTGAATAAACATGTGTCTTCTATCATCGATGGTTAAATGTTTATACTGATTTTCTCTACGTATAAGTGGTCCTGCATGAATATATGAAAAGCCCTTATGATCTCTATCGAGCACGCGATCTAGATGTTCAATTTGCTCACTAATACCATTGGATTGGTTATGAAAAACAAGCATAAATAAGTAGAATGGTGAATGTACGCTTTTGAGATCGAAATCACCTGATTCATCGATGAATATACTTAAGAATTTCATATTTCCCCCTAAAAAAATGACGGGGAAATTCCCCGTCTACGGTGGACCAGGGTCTAAAAGACCAGCCCAAACACATTACTGTGCCTCGTACACAAATAATATCATTAATGTGCTTAGATGTCAAGATTCTAGCACAAAATTAATAAATTGAATCTATCCCAATTTGAAACATTACCGCTCAAAGCCATATAGTTTTTAAATAATTTTTCATCAAGATGCAATTTCATGATTCAAGATCTCCTTCACGAACTTTCTATAGTTGCTGTACCTTCTACCATTATAATGATAGCTATATTGAATCAGTTTTTCTTTATTTAAATTGAGACTTTTGATTAAGTCGTTCAACATGGATAGATTCTTATTCATCCCAAAATCACTGTACTTAATATGTTTGACAATTTCAAGAAACTCAAGGTAATGTTTATTTGCTTGATTTATCTCAAATGGTGGATAGGAAATGAAAACTTGGCCGTTATATAATTGTTTTGATCTAGTATGTACAGAGACGTTATTTGCAAGTACTTCATAGAAAGTTGACACTTGTGATGTAAACTTATATTTATACAATAAATACGCACCTGTTCTAATACCTTGACCATTTTCTAAGTATTTTGCTTCAACAATATCATGAATAGATGGCGCAAGATGGGAGAATTTATTGTTTGCACTAGGAATATAATAAATACCATTTTCATATCGTTTAATGATGCCAAAAGAAACCAAGTAAGATAAAGCTTGGTTAAGTGAATGTTCATTTTCTATGTTTAATATGTTTTTGAGATCTTCTTTAAGTATTGGCATGCGCTCAGCATATATACTAGATATCTGATTGATATTCATTTTCTTCCTCCATCAATAATGCAATATATTTTATATATTAATTCTATCATAATAATTTTATGATGTAAAGGATCAAGATACTTTTAGTTTAACAACATGAGGAATAGGGTAGTCAACTAAGGTAGTTATTAGGGTAGTTGTTCTTATGAGATTCATAAAACACGGATTATTTAAAAACCTGATAGCATCTTTTTAAAGCCAACAAGTAGGTTATTTTTGGGGTAGATAAAGTATCAAATCAGACATTTCTTAATAATACGATAAAAAAGACAACAAATAATCTTGTCTTCATCAATTTTAATAAGTTTTCGTGTATTCAATGACATTCATTTCATACCAGCATACATAAAACAGACAGTCCTACCGTATAGCTGGATGTGATCATCCTTTGAATCATCAAATCCAATCACATTTTGTTTTAGCCATAGATAGCTATGCTCAATTGGATTCGTATCTAAAAACGTATGATAATCAATTTGAGGAACTTCTATATCAATTTCTTCAATTGGATCGTTTTGATTTTGTCTTGCTTCTTTGGATAAATAGCTTGATACACATATTACAATTTTCTTCGCTGAATAATTGATGCTAAATGCAGTAATTCTATGGTATGAAGCTTGAACACCAAACTTTGTGTCTAGTGCTTTAATAATTGCCATATAGTCCTCACTTTCTTTTTATCCTGTAAATGGTAATTGATAAGATATCAGGTGAACCAAGATTCAATCCTGTATTAATATAGATTTGACCTAGGACACCATTTACTGAATGCACAAAATCACAGGATTTAATCGTTGTATCGCCTTGACCAGATAGAGTTGTTACGCTTTTTCCATATGCATTCCACTGCACAAAATCACTAAGAGATGATCGAAACATAGATGATAACTCAAATGAAATAACTTTTGAAATTCCACTTGTTATGGTTGGTCCTGATTCATAACTATCTTCAATGTATTGAATGGTTGAGCTTTTTGCACTTCTAGTCTGATAGACATTACTTTCAGTACTTGCATGATAGTTAAGATAACTACCTATTAATGTGGATGATGCAGCAGTTCTATAATAGAAATAGGTATCAGACAAATCAGCTGTTGTGCCATATGTTGAAGATATAATATGTACTTTATAAACGTAATTAGGATCAAATGGATAATTCAGTGTATGGATATAAGCGTAACCTTCATAACTATAAACGAGTTCCATCTCACCGCCTATTTTGACAACTGATGAAGGTGTTCTTGCATATAAAGTATTGTCATTATAATCAAATGCAAGTTCACCTAAATAATTTAATTGTGCAGTTGTCGGTTTGGCAGTACCCCTTTTAACTCTGATAATGGCCATTAATAAGTCCCACCATCAATAATTGAAGATGGCATGAGAACTTTTGTTTTATCAATCCCTAATTTATAAGAAACCCTAGTAGGTGAGTAATTAGAATCAACTACAGCAACGTATACTAAACCATCTATGATGACTGAATTGGTATAATCAGTTGCTGATGGAGCAACTGCAATGCCATCAGCATCACTAATATAGACATTTTTGACATTACTTAAAACAGTTCTTTGATCTTCTGTTAAATGGAGATTGCTTGCGACATGGGTATTATAAGTCGATGCAGCTACACCACCAAGTCCAGCAAGTGTAATGGATACTGCTCCAGTTGATCCATTGACACTTGTGACTGCGTCTGTTGGTGTTAAGAGTTCTTGCCAGTTTGCAAGCGTTGAGTAAGGGGATGCCTTTAGGATAAAAGATTTACTTAAATCGGTTCTAACAGCAACGTCACCTTCTTGAGCGCTGGTTAACGCAAGCATCGCTGTTTGACTAGCAACGACAAAAGTATTCGTCATCGCAATCTTAGGCACGACACTATCCGCTAATTTCCCGTTTGAATCTAATATAGGAATGTTTCCATTGCCTGTGCCTGTGTTTTTCGTTGAAGCAGTTCCTAGATTGAGTGCTGTAATCTTTGTATCAATCTGAGTGTTTACTTTAGCAACGCCAGGTATTTTTAAATAATCCGATTCTACAAGAGGCACAGAAGTATTTGCTGTTTTATCTGCTTTTGCAATATATAAATGCTCACCACTAAAATCAACTTGTGGTTCACCTGCTTTTACAGTACCTGTTGTTCCAACAAGTGGTCCTGTTCCAGCTGTAGTTCTTCTTTTAATTTGAATTGTTGCCATTTAATTTCCTCCTATTTTTTCATGAATAAACTTGTTATCTTATGTGTTGAGTTTGTAGTCGTTAATGTTACAACACCGTTTTCATAAGAAATACCCAGCGAATAATCGCTGGATGCATATCTATATGAAACAGCTGTATTTGAACCAACAACTATAAATAATAACTCTCCAGGGAATGTTACAACGGTCGTACCGTTGATAACAACATATAAAACAGATTCTCGTAACTCTTCAGAATTGGTTCCTGAAAACCTGTAAGTGCCTGAATTAACGAGTGTTAAAGATTTTCTAACCGGCAAATAATGATTAAATATTTGATTATCCAGGTTATCAACTCTAGCTTTATCATTGCTGATTAGTTTTCTTGAATAGTTTGTCAATGTAACTGAAGTTGTTGTTTTTGTGTATGCACATAAAACAAGTTCATAAAGACCATCTGTTGTGAGTAGATTATTCACTGTCAACGAAGGATAACTACCCGTTTGTTCTTTCACATATAGACTCACTGTGTTATCTGTAGTATTGATACCTAATATTACATATCCAAACTTACTGGAATCTGGTGTAACACCAATGGTTGTTTGATTTTCAATATAAATGATGCGTCCATAGACTGAAACATAACCATCACTCAATGTAATTGTGTTGTTGGCTAAGGTATAACCAACCTCACTTTTTAATCCTTTTAAAATCCCTACATCACTTGAAAAAAGGAAATGATACAAGTCTGAATCAACTTTTGATGTGACATTTCCACCTTCAAATGTGATTTTTTGTAGTCCCATCAGAACTCACCTCCATCGATGTCTGTATTGGTAATTGTGATACGATTTGTTGAACTACTACCTGTGTTTTTACTGAGTAGTTGAATTTTTTCTGTTAGTTTCACGCGGTACTCTCCTAATGTAATCAGTGCATAATTTAATGAATCCTTGAATGTGATACCTGTGATCACCGATTCATAGGTTTTACCTTTATGAATAAATGATACATAATCACCTAGATAGATATTGGTAAAGGGGATAAACACTTTGTTTTTCATGTCGATCATAAAGGTAATATTGTGATCCAGTTTGGACGATAACATTTCACTTCTTGCTTTTGTCTCTAATGTCTCAAAGTCGTTATCGATATAGATATAACTTTTAGCCATCACACTTGTATATCTTGATTCTGATGAACTTTCTTCGGTGATATCTCCAGTGGTAAGCAAATAATATGTTTTAATACTTTGATAAATTTGATTATCACTTCTTGGATAAAAGACTACTTTGTTAATGAGTTGGCTCGTTGAATCATTGGTTTCAATATTTAGAATCGATGAAAAATCACTTTTTATCATCATGCCTTGGTTGACACTCACAATTCTAAAATTGATACCAGTAATTCGTCCCCTAAGATACGTAACATCGGTAATAAAGCCCATTTCAAAGTTAAGACTTCCAGATACAGTTGTTTCTTTACTTATCGTTAAATAAGAAAGATTTTGTTTTTGGTCAGTGTTGTTCTTAAAATGATTTGTAATCATCTGATAAAGATACTGAGCTAAATCACCACTAAAGCTTGTCGCTGGTATTTCCAAATTAAAAATCTCCCTAAAATCGAGAGATTTAATATTTGTCGAATGATCATCATTAAGTTCTATGCTTTCTAGTATGCCTATATATGAAAAGACATGGTTTTTTAGTACCACTATATCGCCTATAGTACAGTTTATATTTGCTTTATTGACTTTAAATGTAGAACGCTTGATTAAAACCATATCTAAAACAAGTTCAAACTGATTACTGATATATGCGTTATCTTTATACTGCAGTGTACTTCGGTCAAGAAATAATAGTTTCATAACCTATATGCCTAAATAACCTTCAAGAATAGTGACTCTACATATTGTCTCAGTAGCCACACCTGGTTTGAACTCAATTTCATAATTTCCATGATCTAAGAACAAAAAGTTATCTGCTTCAAAGTCTTGAAGTGCATAAATATCTGTAATCAATCCTGATTGATCCATGACCATTTCTTGTTTAGAAGGAATTGAGTTTACGGTAATGGTTATATTTTCTGCAGTTAAATATAAACGTAATGTTGATAAGACTTCTCCATTTTTCTTAATTAAAACTTCAGGATCAATCACATCACCAATCATTTCAATCACAAGTGGAGCTTCATTGAGTCCTTCGTTTTTAATTAAGAGTTTTCCTTGATAAGAACTTGAATAATAATACGGATAAACATATGGATAGACTTTACCACCTGATGAACCGTTGGCGATGATTTCATAAGTCTTTTCTTTTAACCAAAGTGATAGTTTCTTAAATATGATATTGCTTTGAATGGTACTAGCCACTAGTTCTGCTTTTGATAAACTCGCTATATCAACATAACAGTATGCTTTAAATGCATTATTTTGATAATGTAATCTATACGCTTTATTGCTCATGCTAATGAAATCAACAAAGTCTTTATATCCCTGATAACCTTTTAAAAAGATTAATGTTTCATTTATTTCGGACAAGGGGATGTTATATTCTGAACGAGAATAAAAACGACTATATTCCAAATACTTCATATCTAAAGAAAAACCAAGACCACTCACTTGAGAGATAATGGTCTGGTTTTTATGATTAAAGTAATAGATATCACCGAATTCATTCTCTAAATAAAATTGCCTAATCAAATTACACTACCTCCTAATGCCTTATTGATGGAATCAATATCAAAAGTAGGTGATGTTGTATTGATTGTGATGTTGTTGGTGTTACTTGTTGATGAGTTAGAGTTTGCATTATTTACTGCGCTAGATCCTTTCAAATTGAATGTGTTGGAAAAGAAATCTCCAACACCTCCAAAGAATCCACTAACTTTACTGGCAGCATTCGATGCGAAATCACCAATACCATCGGTTACTTTATTAGCAATGTTTGATATACCTTCAGTTACACTTGAAAATGTATCTTTTATCTTGCCTCCAAAGTCACCTATCTTTTTAGGTAGCTCACCAATCCACTCAAATATCTTTTGGATAAACTCCACAATTTTTTGAACTATATTTAGTACTGGTTCAAGGACAAACATCAATACTTTAATCGCTGGAACTAATATAGCATTTAGTACTTCACCAACAACTGTAATAAGTGGTGCTAAAGCTTCTAGTATTCCAGCAAACATCTCTACTTGCATTATCAATGGCATCAGTATGATGTCTAAGATTGGAACAAGTAAATCAATCAGCATAACAACTAAATTGATAATTACATCTAATATGGGCTGTAACGCTGTCATTAAACTATCTACAATTGCAAGGATGGGTGGTAAGAGCTGCATGAAGGTTTCCATGAGTCTACCAAGTAGTGCTCTAAATTCCTCACTTTGAAATAATGCCATCGCTAAAATCGCGATTAGCGCGCCTATACCAAGCGTGGCAAAGTTTATACCCGCTCCAGCAAAAAGCCCCGCAGAACCGACACCTTTAAGCGTCATGGCCACAATATTGAGTAGTGGTCCAACTTTACCAACAATCACCAGAACAGGGCCTATAGCAGCAACTAGACCGATAAGGGTTGCTATCATCTTCTTAGTATCTGAATCTAAATTGTTCCATCTAAAAACCCAGTCTTTGACAACAGGAATCATTTCGTCTCTTACCTTAATGATTAACGATTGTAAGACTGGCATCATCGTTGATGCAATATCTACACCTAAACTAGATAAAGCTTGTTTTGTTCTATCGAGTGCATCGGTAAACTCACCTGCTTGTGCAGCCTGCTCATTGGTAACAATCCCTAGATTTCTTGCTTCTTGTCTTAAATCTCTAATCGTGCTTATTTCACTTGATAAAATAGGGATAAGTTCTGTTCCAATTTTCTCACCAAAAAACTTATTAGCCACACCTACTCTTAGTGCTTCATCTTCGACTTTACTTAGTGCTTCACTAATGATTTCAAAGGCCTCATCAGCATTCTTACCCTTTAGATCGTCGACAGATAGTCCAATCAGTGCTAAACTATCAGCTACTTTATCTGCATTACCAGTTGCAATATCACCTAAGATACCATTAACTTTAATGAATGCCTTATTCAGACTTTCAGTTGATGATCCCATGATCGTAGCAACGTGATTCCATTCCTGAAATGCTTCAGCAGTTAAACCTATCTTTTGTGCGGTATCTCCAATGGAATCAGCAGTATATGCCGCCTTTACTGAAAAGGCTGATAAAGCAGAAACGGCTCCTAAAATAGGAACCGTTAAAGATTTTGTGAGCGTTGACCCAAGTTTACCAATTTTATCGAATTTAGCATTGCTTAATTCTCTAATTTTATCATTGGTTTTACTTAGTTCATTGTTTAGCTTTGATAACTCTGCTTCTGTATATTGAACATTGCGCTTTAACTTATTAAACTCTTCTTGGCTCATATCACCAAGTTGCACAGCCTTTTTGGCTTTATCAAGTTCTTGATTCTGTGTTTCTAGTTTCTTCTTTGTTTGAGTTAAGACGTCATTAAGTTTGCCTTGTTTTGATTTCCATAAGTCTAGATTAGATGAATCATAACGAAGATTGGTATTAATGGCTTTAAGGTCCTTGTTTTGTTCTTTTAAATCTTTCTTTATACCATTGAGATCATTTTCTAGATCTTTACCGTCAAGGGTTAACTTTATATTTAATCCTTTAACTGTTTCTGCCATTAATAATCACCTCCATCTATTAGTACAACCAACTTTATAAAATACAAAAAGCACATGAATACATGTGCCTTAGGACTTCTACAAGAAGATTCTTGCGATTTCTCAAATTAATGAGATTATACTACAGAAACTTCCTAGAGCATAAATGAAATTTTTAAATTTCTTCATCTTTATACCACCTCCGCCACTTAAAGTGGCCAGCAGAAGTGTTTATATTTTAACATTTGTATTAAATATCTACAATAGAAACCTATCAATATCACTTTGAGTTGCCCTTTTGTTTAATTGTTTCCCATTATTAATATTCATTTCAAGCTCTGCGATATCAAAGTATGTTTCTAAATCAAAATTCTTTGAATCTTCAATAGAAATACCTAAATGAGCTAGATTGAATATAATGTTTGCTGTGATGTTTACATCATCATTTTTTTGTCGGTGGCTTGGGTGTGGGTCTTTTCTGAAATGTCCCTAGCATTTCACCTATCGCATTCGTCAGATTTTCTAATTCATCTTGATTGCTTAATAAAGAAAAATCCAATGACATTAAAAAGTCATTGTAAGATTGTTTACTGAAAGGTCTGTTTAATACATAAATGATTCGAAAGATGGTATCAATCACTGTAGATAGATCATCTTCATGTTTTATATCTGATTTTTCTAATTTCTTTATGTCACTGAATAATTCTGTTGAAAATACATTGCGATAATCAATAATCGTAAATAGCGACGAATGAAGGCGATAATCTTTATCGCCTAGTTTAAGTGTTCTTTCCATGTTCTCTCCTTAAATGAATGTTGGTAATCTAGGTGTAGTAGTAAGAAAAGCTGGATAGTTTGTATCCCCTACGCCTGCAATAACTCTTAAAATCAGATTATTTCCGGATTCAATTGGTCTAGCTGTAATGTTTAGTGTGATTGAGTTTGCCTCAATGGAATCTGCTTTAGATTTACTTGCATCACCTGATGGCGTAGCTGTACATAAAAAATACCAAATGCGTCTAGCTTTGATATCACCTTGAATTTCATATCCTAAAGCAAATGTTTTTGTTTCACCATTCACTACCTCTACTAAATTTCCATTGGTATCTTCTAATACACCAAATATATCTTTTTTAAATACATCATCAATTTCAGTAAATTTCAGTGTGACTGTTGTCCCTGAATTGGATACTAAGGTTGCGATGACCTTATCATCTGCATACACTTGTGTACTACCACCGATAGCTTCAGTAGTAATCTCTTGTGCCCCCTCTAAACGTTTAGGTGTTGCAAACGTCCAACTACCATCTTCTGCTTGAGTAGCGAGCGCATAGTGTACGTTTGTTAACCCAAATGTAACTTTGTTGCTCATTTAAAAAACCTCCTGTTTGATTTCGTATACTCTGTTGACTGAACCATCTTGATTGACGAATTCAGATAATAATTCAAATTCATATCCCATAAAATATAGGGATGCTTCTAATTGTTCCTCTAAACCTAAATTCTTTTTTTCAGTAATTAAACTCACTTGAAAGGTTGCAACCTTCGCAACCGATCGATCATCAGCATAAACAATCGCTCGATTACTTATTTCTTGGTAGATGATATAGTTTGGGTCAGATTCTAATCCATCTCTAGTTCCATAAGATACCTTCCCAGGTAACACAGAATTCAAAGTATCAAATAAAACTTCTAATTTTTCCTGCATCAAACATCACCTTTTTCGATAATCCTTTTAATATCTTCTAGCATCTTTGGAGTTATTAAATCATAAGCTGGTCGCATAAATGGTCTTGGTCCTACATATTTACCACTGCGATGCAGAGTGTTGACAAATAACAACTTA